GGACTCCAATTATTTTTCCAATAGCAGTGTCAACAATTGCTCCATAAGAAGCACCAGTTCCACCTCCACCAGTAATAGTAACAGTTGGTAGTGATGTATAACCAGAACCACCATTTTTAAGATTTAATCCAATAACTTCTCCACTATAACTATCATCATACATATCATAAACTGTATTTGATAACCAGTTTATTCTATCTACAACAAAAGATACATCAGAAGAGTTGATAGATTTATATGTTATAGCTTCTGTTCTTGTGGCTCTTTCATATGCATAACTATCAATTGGGTAAGGTGGATCATCATCAGTATTCCATGGAATGGTTTTACCAAGCATGTAATAGTAATTAGACTTTTTAGTCGTGATGTCTCGATACACACCTTCTGCAAGTGATTTGTGTAGAATTGATTTAATTAAGTATGACGTAGTCATTAGATCAGCCTGTCTTAAATTAGCTTACTGTGATAACCCATGTAATAGTAATTTGATCGCCTGAACCTTTGTTAACTATTGGGAATACAGTACGGCAAAGCATTGTTCCTGCAGTAGATGCATTAAAAATACCAGCTTCAGTAATAGCACCATCACCAGTACCTGCAGGAAATGTAGCAGTATAAGTGATTGTATTATTTAGAACAGATGAAGATGAAAGAGCGACACGACCAGTTTGTGTCAATGTAGTGTTTGATACATCAGCTGCAGAATTTCCAGTTCCAATACCCATGTGAGTCATTGAAACTGGTGAATTTGTAGTGGCGACCATTTTAGAAGCGATATAGTTCTTACCAGTTGTAACAACCAAGTTAGACACATAACGCTCATCAATTATCTTCCCACTTTTATTAGTTTTAACTAGGTGCACACGACCAGTTACTTTCAAGCCTTCAGCAATAGAATTAATATCCATAAAGATCTCCTTTTTTAATTAGCTACTAAATGTAGCATCTCTGTTATTTGAATAATGCTCAGAGAAATAGCTACCATCAGTATAAGAATTTAGTACGACGTAACCACCATCTGATTGTATAGTGATTTGATTCGGTAACATAGTATATTTAGTATTAGTATTTAACTCAATTAAGACCAATGTATCTTCTTGGTCTGCTAGATTAGATGATTGAAACTTCTCCTGATCAATTAAAACTGATTCTAAAGTGGTAAAATCACTAGTTTTAAACAAACCTGGAGCTAATGTAAACTCAGAATCAGTTAAAGTTACTGAGTCTGTTTTGTTGGTATTATATGATACAGAAAGTACATCAGAACCTTCTGGGAATCCTGTGTATTCTTCTGAAACACCTTTACCAAAAATATTGGTAACAACACTAGTTAATGGACTAGTCCCAACCACAAAATTATTAACTGTAGTTTCAGATAAAGTAAAATCATCTGTAGAAAAAGTTTTAAATGTGTGGATTGATTTATCGTCTGCAATAGTAACACCTGGAGAATCACTTAGACGAAGAATCAGAGATTTAATCATTGATTCAATTTCTAGAGCTAAGTCTACTTTAGTTGTTACGTCAAACTCACCGAATAGTTCTACACCAGCTGGGTGTAACATAGTCTTAACAGCAGACTTATAATCATTTAGACGCTCATCTAATCTAATAACATATGAAAATGCTTGATAAAACTCACTGTCTTGAATAAAGATAGAATCAGAGAGGAATCCATTATTCGTTGCGAAATAACCAGGATATTTCGCAACAGCATCTAATTTAATCTGAAGAACAGCTGGATCTTGAGTGGCACTTGCTGCATTAACTGATGTTGTTTGAAATTCAGAAAGTAATGTACCAGCATATGATCCATCACACCAGTCTGGCGTTATATAATCTGGTTTAGAGATGAAACCCTTCTCGTTAAACTTAATAGCAGGGTCTTCCATACCAACATTAAACTGATTTAATCTTAATTCAGCATCATACTGTGAGGTTCCAATTGGATAATTAACAGGTGTTGGGTTAAGTCCATTATCAATAGTGGACAATGTGAAAACAGATTCAGTACTGAATGGTCTATCTGAAGAAGCCAGTGATGTTGTAGGTAACAAAGCAGATGTAAAATCTGTCAGGTAGTTAACGCCAAATTTAATAATCTCTGCGTTTTTAATCCCACCATTATCATCTATTCTAGTTATCTTGATTAAAGTGCTGGTTCCAGTACTACTTTGAATTTTAAATAACTGTCCAACTTTAAAACCAGATCCAGCATAAACAACATTAACATGAACTGGAATGGCAAGAATTTCTGCCTGAAATAGATCAGTATATCTGATCCTATTACCTGGAGCAATAACACCATAGTACTTTCTATCAATGAAGAATTCATATACATTACCACCTAAAGCAACAATTCTATCAATCTCACCTTCAATGTCTTGTCTTCTATCAATAGGCACTTTAATAATCGTAGAACCAGTTTCAATTTCTACAATTTTACCAACGACATCCTGTGGATTTCCATATTGAACTTTAGCAAATAAAGATACATCTTGATTCCATCTACCATCAGAAGCACGCAATAGTTGCTGACCAGGATATGATAGTTGTACTTCTTTATTATATAAAAGTTTAAACAACAACTTATATGATGCTTCACTACCTTTAGCTAGGTATAAGTCTTTAATGCGCTCTATGTAAAATCTATCATCCTGAACAATATTTGGAAGATTATATGCTAACTCTTTCTTAAAATATTGAACAAATTGATCAAGAGTTGTATCTAAGTTTCGTGTTTCAGCATAATCTAAAAGTTGGGTTTGTAACCACTCATAGTATGCTTCAACGAAAGCAACGAATGTTGGATAATCTTCTCTGACAAACTCAGGAATCTGACGAGAAACTAATGATGATATTTTATTTCTAGACATTATCTAACAGATGTAAATACGTAATTCTGACCAGCTTCTAAGTTACCACTAGATGACTTATCTGCGATTACAGAGATATTTAAATACTCTGGATCGATTTGAACAATTTGATTTAGAGCAGAAACAACATCGTAAGAAGAGGGTTTTATAGTTATCTCGAATGCATCTTCAGCCAAAGAAACGATGTTAAGATTTTTAATGTTAATTAAACCAGTGCTATAAGAGATCGTTCCGATAGTTGCATTAACAACTATTTTAGAAAAGTTAGTGTCATAATAGAACAGACGAATATTTCCTTTTTCATCGTCGTCAAGATAGTGCACAACAGTACTGTTAGGAATTAAGAATCCAGTAGACTTAAATACGTCGCCAAGATTGTTACCCTCTTGGCTGATAGGATTAATCAGATTGATAGTATACTCTGAGTTTAAATTATATTTTGGAACAATACGTCTAGTGATAGTTAACTTAGTCACGTTGTTGGTGATAGAACTATCTGATGCATCAATAATGCTACTCAATCTAGAGAAACGAAGAAGACCATCAAATTTCTTAAGATTGTCATCGTTATAAGAAATTATTGCATTTTTAACAATTGTTGTTAGTTGTGATGGTGTTTTTGAAGTGTTTCTATCATTATAGTAAACAGTACAATCAATATTGATATTTAGATAATCTGGATCAACAATTTCTGGTGTTATTGAAACGACATTTCGTTTTAATAAACTTGATACCAAGTACTCTTTCTGTAAGTTTGTTAGTTTAGTACTAGTTGTTGGTTTTACACAAATAAAAGTCTTACCATAGATCTTAGGGATATTGTTCTCTCCACCCCAAACCTGTACAGTTTCAGTTTCTGGTAAAATATTGCGAACTAACACTCTGTAATCTTCTGGAGTGACTGCTCTATTCTGTGCAGCATATGTTCTTGGTGCATTAAATTTAATAGAAGAAATTGATTCTGAAGCTGCACCACCACTAGAATTAGAGACAGTCGCAACTGTTAAATTGCTACCAAGAAGTGTAACACCACCATACAGAAATGATTTAACATTATTAGCTTTTTCTAAACTAGAAACAAAATAATCTAAAGTAATAACATTACCTGGACTAAGCGCAGTTCCTACAACACCATCACCAAAATTTAATTCGTAAAGACCATTATCAATTTCTTTAATAAAGTACACATTTGTACTTTCATTGGCTACAACTAAATCTTCTACTTTACTGAATACTGTATACTCATCACTAGATGCTGTTTCTTGAACACGAACAGCCAAAGTCGAGAGATCAACATTTGAATTCGGTATAATAATTCTTTGACCATCAGTATAAGTATATTTAAATTTTAATGGAGTTCCTTCTACAATAGTTACATTAGGAAATTGATAAACACCTAAACTATTTTTAGGCACTGTCAACGCACCTCTATTATAAAATATGTATGTTTCACCATCTACAGTTGCGCTAAATGGTTGATATGGAGGAAGTGTCACAACTGCAGGGTTTGATGTTGGACTAGAGATAGTAATATTAACTGTTGCAGTTGAACACTTTGCAGAAACTGGTGTATAACCTAACATCTTAGCCAGAGAAACTACAGAAGATCTTTTACTTGCAGAATCTAAGAACATCTCATTAAATGCAAGATTAGTATAAATGTTATTGTAGTGAGTATTATACGCCAATAGATCAATGAGGACTGCCATAGCAGATCCTTCAAAATCATAGTCTGAAAATTCAGACTGTCCTTTGAGATAGTTCTTAATGTTTAATTTGATAGCGTCAAAGTCTAATTCAGCTACGCTAATTCTTTTATTGTTTATAGCCATTTATCGAGTTCTCTCTAATACTATTTCTACAGAAAGTGGGTTTTCTGTATTTACTATTTTAAATTCTATTGTTACGTTTACTGTGTTTTCATCCCTTAGATCATAAACGATAACGTCTATGATTTGAACACGTGGTTCATAGTTATTGATAACATCTATAATGGCTCTCTTAAGAGAAAGAGCAAACATAGGTGTAGGTAGTTCGAACAAAAGTGCTCTAATTGGAGATCCAATTTCACTATGGAAGGGTCTTTCATAGTGTGCGGTTAGTATCAAATTCTTAACAGCAGATTTTATGGCATTTTCATCAAATTTACGTGAAATGTCTTTAGTCACTGGATGAGCAGTGAAGTTAAAGTCTAAGTCTGAGAAGGTTCTTGTGTTGAGTGCCATATTAGTTATTTAGGTTATTCTATAAACGAATTTGGAGATCCTTCGCCACATGCATCACCACATGTTATATTATCACCTATTCTGGCTGCAGGATTTGCTTCTATAAAGGTTTTTGATGCCCCAGAAGAAGGGTTACGTATTGATTGTTCATGCACTACTATTCCACAAGAATGTGACTCATGTTGGCACGCATTACTTACGACTCCTGCTAGTATTCCATTAAAAAATGTTTTAGAAACAGGAGTTACAGCCAGTTTTGTGGGTGGAAAACACCCATGGCCAGTGCTCATATCATTAAGTCTAATTACTGCTGGCATTATAGAGTGTATCCTACAAAAGTTTGTAAATTATTTTTACCTTCAGTCCAGTCATTAGAAACAATTATAGTATAAATCTGAGAAGCTGCAACAGTTCCGTTAGTGTTCATGGCGTCTGCTCTATATGTGAAGTTTTTATAAAGAACTAAACTGGCTTTGTAGGAAACCATTTCGCTTAACTTATTTAAATCTATTTGCTCAAATTTCGGAACTGTGATAAATGTGTCTGTTTTAGTTCTGTAAGTTAAAGTATTATCAAAGCTATCGTAGTAATATCCACTTATGGATCCACCAGAAATTACTATGCTATTTGGATTAGTCTCTAGCGGAGTTATAATAACACTTAAAGATGCTGGAGGCAATATAGTAGCATAGGTGACAGTGAATGAGAAATTAGTATTTTCATTCACTGTTCCTAGAGTTGTTGATATAGGACTAAATGCCATTATGTTTTACTTGGTCGCCAGATTCCAACGATACCACCCCTTGCTTGTGTCCATCCGCTCGCCCAACTAATTGTACAATCACCTGAGTTTGGATTATTGTCTCTAGATTTACCACCCTGATTTCCACCAACAAAAGTTAGTTTACCATTTTGTGCAGTATAAACAAAGTTGACATGACCAAAGTCCCACAAGACAATATCACCACCTTGTGCTTCAGCTGGACTAACTTTTGTTGCATTAAACTTACTAGCAGAATCTCTAATTGCCCAAGATGACGCTGTTTGATAATAACGGTATCCGCATTGTTTTAATGTCCAAGCCACAAATCCCATACACCATGGAGTTTGATCGTTTCTCCAATATGACTGACTTGGGTATCCAAGATCAACCCAAATACGAACAATATTTGGATTGGATGTACCACCATTCATACCTGTTTCTCTCCAGTATCCATTCTTTGCAGTTAGTTCTAATTGTTTCTGTAAGAATGGTGGTATATCACCAGCAACAGCTTCAGATTTTAAACTCTGTCCAGTACCAGAATCTTTAGGTGTTGGGGGTAGATTAGGTTTAACACCATTTTCCTCTGCCCTTGGATTATAATATTTGTCTGGATTTGCCACATAGTCATTAATAACTGCGTTGTTTTCATTTTCAATAACATATTTTAGTTGAACTGGTGGTGATGGGCGAACAGGTGTTTGTAGATAACTAAACTGATTTGGTCTAGCTTCTCCTACTTCAATAAAAGATAATCCAGTTGCTTCGACTACCGCTTTATCTGCAACATTACCAAAGTCACCACGTGCATAGTCAAGACGCATATTACCATCACTCTGAAGCTGCATTGATGAAGATCCAGTTATCAATGTATTACCATCTGCAATTGCGTTTATATTTCCAGCAGTTTTAAATCCTAAATTGGCTGCTTCAACTATGTAGTTACCAGCGACTCTAGTTTTCATATCACCACCAACTGATAGATTTAAATCGCTGGCGACAGATATATCTGCTTGATTCTTAAGATTAATAACAGAGTGTCCTTCGACTTGTATGTCTGCGCTACCTTCTACTAATATATTAACACCATTACCAACAGTTAATATACAACGACCACCAATATATATTGAGCCATTATTATCAACTATAGTATATCCATCACCTACAATTTTATTAACCTGTGTACCATTCGCATCAATATCTAAGAAAGTTCCTTGTCGATGATACAGACTTATATTCTCATTATTTGGAGTATCATCCATAACAAACAAATGACCAGTTTCAGACTCATAAACTTTAGAATACGGATATTGACCTCCAAATGGAGCAATTGGTTGCTCCCACGTATCAGTATCATTTGCAATAGAAATTTGTTTTGTTCTGGTTGAATCTTTAAACTCAATAGCAGTTTCTTTAATAATACCACGAGCAAGACGATTCGTGTCTGGCTCATCAATTAAATTTCGTAACGGATATTTTTGATTCGGATCTTGAAATCCTATAGATCCTGCAGAAGATCTATCTTCTAATAACGCAGCTTGCTTTAATGGAGGAAGATCTTTAACTTCTTCTTTAGTATAAGTTTTTTGGTCATCCGCTGTAGGTTTATTCGTAGGATCAACAGTAACTGCAGCCCCAAGAAAATATTCATAATATTTTTGTTTCTTTTTATATCCAGTACCATTAGCATCTGCGCCAGTGCGTTTTAATGCGCTTATAAAATAACCTGGATCATTTTGATTATGTTTAACAAATAGAGCATAAAATGCAACAGTGGCAAGAGCAGCTACTTGTGGATCATCAATTAACGACTTAGGTTTATTTACAAAGTCAACTGCGATTCCTCTTGTTGATAAAAACGCTTGTAATTTTGTATATAATGCTTTACCTGTAATTTGATTAAATCCACGACCAAAATACTTTGCTCCATCATCTGCACCTTTGTGCCCAACTAATGATCCATTTCCTTCAGGTGAATATATCTTTTTAAAGAAATCTTCTCGTGTACCTTGCCACTTTACATATGGTTGTGCAGATTCTACTGTTGGAAATGTTCTACGGAAAATTTTCGATAAAGTTTCTGCACTACTATAATAGTATCCTTCTTCAACAGGCAACCAACCAGATTCACCACCACAAATACCTAAAATAGCACACTTTGCATATTTTGATGTTAACCCAACTTTATCGCATGCAGCAATTATATGTTTAATATTTTCTTCTGCTTTTGTTGGATTTGATGTAGACTGTGGAGGTGGTTTAGTTGGTATTGCTTGTTTAAGAACATCATCTGAAGGTTTGTTCGCAACAGGCTGCTCTTTTATGTCTGGTTTATTTGGAGTTGGAGGAGATTCAACAGGAGTACCTAAGGTAGTTGTTATTGTATTACCAGAAATGTCTGTTAAATTATTATCAGTAGAATCCAATACATTAGTTCTTGAATCATCTTCTGCTAATTCTGCTGCTTTTGATTGTGGAACACCACCCAGCGTACCCATCATAATTGGTTGCTGTTGATCTACATCTGCAAAAATAATAACTACTGTTGTACCTTCAACTGGACCAATAGGGGATGTTCCGATACCATTCATTCCAGCAGATGTTACTGGCTGTAATGGAGTAGACCATGGCAAGTCAGAAGTTGGAAGTATAGATTTATCGTGTGTATGCAACCCAACTATTCGAACTTGACAACGTCCTATTTTTAATGGATCATTTCTATTTTCTACTATACCATAGTAAAAGTTCATATTAATTCCTATTCAAATCTATCTGCAATGATTCTTTAATCAATTCGATATTACATTCATGTTTATCTCTATCAATATAGTGATTGATAGCAGATATCAGGTAATATCCTGAAAACATTTTATCTACAACATCAGTATCTTCTTTTGATATCGGTTCAATCTTGTTAAGTGTCACAGAGACCTTTTGTCCAACTGTGTAATCTATTCTACCCATAACAGTAATATCTAAACGATTAGCTTGGGCTAACTTCATTAGAGATAGTCGTTCCTGTATTGTTGAGTAATTAGAAGTATCTCCGAATCCATTAAACTGCCCATATGTTCTAGGATAGTTTATTATCATAGAATTATTTCTAAAAATAGATTTATCAGAATTAATAGGATAAGGGTTTAGGTGTTTTTGTTTATCAAATCGTTGAAACATATTATATGTTTTAACATCATATTTTTTTCTTGTTATATCATAAGATATAGCTTTTGAAGATAACATACCAGATCGTATACGATCCATATAATCATATCCCACAGGAATACTTATCTCCATAATACGCTTAAAGTCTTCTGGAGTATTTCTAGAATCTTTTCCGCTTGCATCACTTTCTCTGGTATATCTGTCATATACAAAATCTTGATACACTCCAGCTTCATATAAAGCATCTAAAGAAACAAAGTAAAAACCATCTCTGTTCTCGAAGAAAGTATAATTAGGAGAATTGGCAGATGCATTAGATGTTAGAAATACTAAATTTTCAACTGGTGACCAATAATTAGAAATATATTTTAAACTGTTTACAGTGGGTTCAACATATAATTGTTTTTTACTCTCAAGTCCATCTGTTGTACCTGTAACAAAAGTTTTAACTATATCTGATATCTTACCACTAAATACCCTACTAATTTTTTTATTTAAATCTACAATAGCTTCTTGAGATATAAAATGTAATTGATATACTACAGAACGATCTCCAACCAATTCTCTGTTTGTTAGTTTGTAGATATAAAATCTAGACTTAACATTACCACGTTCAAGTGATGGAGTTGTTATCTCTAACTCAAGAAATTCTTCACCAATGAATGGGAATAGATTGACTAAATCTAATGATTCTTTAATAATCAAACTTCCAGTTAAGAAAGGTGCAAATAAATCTTCATATAACTGTAGTGTAATAATTTGAGCTGAAATATCCTGATAGAATCCCTTTGATGTTATAATCTGGGCTTTATCAATGCTGACATCACCAGCAAACCTAATTGATGAACTGGGTTGCATTATAATAGATCTTTAAAGTTTTTCAATATAGTATTTAATAATTTCGGTGAAACTAACTTTATTCTTCTTTTAGTTTCATTTAGTCTTCTCTCATATTCATTATTAGAAACTGGATATGCATCTGGATCGTCTGAGTTTACAACAAACCCATCAGAATTTTCATAGTGATGTATAGCATTAATGTTAGTATACTTGTCCTGTATAACCTTAACCAATTTATGCTCTTCTAATGGAAAATCTGTTAAGTAATCAACAGCATCATTGGAAAGCATAACTACCCAATGATACTTAGCATCACCATAAATCTTTTCAGCTATGATTTCTGGAGTCTCTCCATCTTCAATATCATACTCATCGTATATCGTTACACTGGACAGAATCTCTTTACGTACTCTTACGTTTCTAGTGATGTCAGTAACAATAGAAGTCTTTAATGTATCACCATATTTGAAATCATATAAAAAATTTGGAAAATCTTTGAAGTACATTATAGACCATCCTTAACTTTATCTTTGGTAAGAAGTGCAAGCTCACGGAACGATAGTGTTACATTAATCTGTGTGGGCATACCATCCTCGAATGTATTGAAAGTACCATTAGGTGTATAGTTAACATTCATTTCTGTTAGAACGCAAGATGTATGGCGATGAAGATGTAAGTTTTCTTGGGTTCCTTGATAATAGTAAATATCAAATTCAGAAGGGTAGATATAAACGAAGTTATTCGTATCTTTGAACTCTGGATGCATATGATACTTAAACTCTTGAATAATCTTCATGACATTCTTAGCCTCAGATTCATTTCTTGGAAAGAATTGATAATCAAAAGAGAATGTTCTAAAATCTACACCCTTAAATACTTGTTCCTTTTTAGGGTTTGCAGCAATACCAAGAGCAGCAGAGTTAGCTCCAGCATTTGGTCCTTTGGATAATGCAAAGTTAGCTAGAACAGCAGCACCAACACCTTTAACATCGCTGCTTTTACCTTCTGAATCAACAGCCTTCATAATCTCTTCAATTCCTTGACCAGCTGCTTGCAGCATCATAGTGTCATCATCAGACCACTGCATACCATAACGAATAGCTAATTGATTCGGTGTATGTAAAGCAATAGCAGTTTTTAGTCTTTTCTGTGAACGAGTTGCGTCTGGTGCCAAAGTTGCAGCAATACCAAGACCAACTGTAGGAATGTTGGCGACAAGAGCACCTTTAACTGGTGCATTTGCCGCAATGCTACCACCAAAAATACCAGCTAGAGTATTGACTGCAGCATTAGCACCAATTAACTGGTCTTTAGATAGATTAGAGGCAATTAAATCTCCACGATCTCTTCCCTCAGTCTGGTCTAGTTCAACTGTAGCTGCAGCATTAGAACCTTTAAATAATTTAGAATCACTGGCAACATTGATATAAAACACTACATAATTACCACCGTATTTCGAAGACATAAGGTCTGCAGGATATGTATAGTTTGTTATATCATATTTCCTTGCATTAAATGTTGTTGCACCACCACGTGGAGTATATAGATTAGGTTTTTGTTGTGGTTGTTTTTCTTTTGTTGTTGCCATTTTTACCTTTAGCCTAAATAAGATGATTATTCTATCACATATTTATGTTCCATAAAAGACGATACGTCCCTGTATTTCCAGAAAAGTATAATGGAGACCCAACTAATATCATAATGAGATCTAGTTGGGAGACTAAATTCGCCTCTTGGTGTGATAAAAATCCAGGTATCATTAAATGGAGTTCTGAAGAAACAGTAGTTCCATATAGATGCCCAACAGATGAAAAAATTCATCGTTATTTTATAGATTTTAAAATTACAACTAGTGTTGGGAAAACATATCTAGTGGAAGTTAAACCAGCTAAACAAACTCAACCACCAGAGTATCCTGGTCGTAGAACTCAGAGATATTTAGTTGAATCTTTAACATTTATGAAAAATCAAGCTAAATGGAAAGCTGCAGATGCCTACGCAAAAGATCGTGGTTGGGAATTTAAAATTATAACAGAATATGAGTTAGGATTGGCAACTAAATAACTAATATGGCCACTTTATCTATTAAAGACGTTTTCGAAAGAAACAAGTACGACTTACAGACAGCTGCTGTTAAGTCTAGATCTTGGTTCGAGCAACAGGTTTACCAATTGGGTAGGCAGAATTACACACCTCCTAGAATACTAAATGGTAATACAGAACAAAATGTTAGCAATATAATCCCTGGAAATTTGTACATGTACATGTACGATCCAAAACTAAAGGCTACACTACCATACTATGATAGATTTCCTCTAGTCTTTCCATTTAGTAAAACTCCAGATGGTTTTATCGGATTGAATATGCACTATCTTCCATACCAACTTAGAATGGTTTTATTGGATAGACTTCTTACCTTTAGAACTAATGCTAGAATGGATGAAACTACTAGGTTAAGATATTCTTGGAGTACTATAGATGGAGTTTCTAAATTCGCAGCTGCGCAACCATGTATTAAACGATACTTAAATGATCATATTAGAAGTAAGTTTAGAAAAATTAATGCAGATGACTGGGCTACTGCAATGTTGCTCCCAGTAGAAAGATTCGTTGGGGCTAGTAAAGAAGCTGTGTGGCAAGAATCAAAAAGAATAATTAGAAGATCATAAAAATGATAGAACAATTTATAGCTGACATTAAAACTAGAGGTTTGTCTAGATCAAACAGATATACTGTTTCATTTGTTCCACCTGTCTCTTTGAATAACATTAATTTAGGAAGTATCATGTTGCTTTGCGATCAAGCAACACTTCCAGGGGTTTCATTCTCGACAACTCAAATTAGAACATTCGGTGAATTTAGAGAAACACCATATGAAAAACTATTCGACAATGCATCTTTTTCTTTTTATGTAGACAAAGAAATGTATGTTAAATATATGTTCGACCAGTGGATAAATTCTGTTCAAGATCCAGAAACAAGAAAATTTAACTACTACGACGCATATACAACAGACTGGTCAATTGATGTGCAAGACTTATTAAATAATACACGATATACATTGACTATGTTTGAATGTTATCCAAAGGCTATAAACTCTATTCAATTAGATTATGCTTCTAAAGACATTATGAAAATTAACGTATCAATACAGTATAAAAATTGGCAAGCTGGAACTCGAAGTGTTTTAGAAGTGGATGATGTTATTGATGCGCAAATTTTGAATGAGTATTACAACAATTTCTATAAGTATCAAAATTCAAATAATGGAAATAGCGATATGGAATTCAATGACTCTTCATTTGGACAACAGTTTAATAAATTCGCAACTAAGCTACCAACATAATGTATAAGGATTGAAATGAAAATTGATGATAGTTTATCTGAAGTGTTTGATATAGCACCTATTGTTAAAAACGAAGTAGCCATGCAGGAGACTGTAGTTATTGACAACACAGATAACAAAATTGAATCTGACTATGATATCACTAGAAGTAATCTTCGTTCTCTCTTAACAACTGGACAAGATGCCTTAGTTCAAGCACTTGAAGTAGCCAAACAATCTGAACATCCACGTGCCTTTGAGGTTGTGGGTAATTTAATGAAACAACTTGCTGACGTGAACCAACAACTTATGGATTTACATCAGCAAAAACAGAAATTAGACGCACCAAAAGATGGTGTAGGATCTAAGAAAGAAGTGACTAATAACAATGTTATCTTTACAGGTAGCACTGCTGAGTTGAATAAGTTAATCAAGAATATGTCTAAAGGAGAATAATAATGGCTTTACCATTAAATAGTACACCAGTTTATAGTCTGGTGATCCCATCAACAAAGAAAACCGTAAACTATCGTCCATTCCTAGTTAAGGATCAAAAAGCATTAATGATAGCACAACAAAGTGAAGACCAAAAAGTTATGGTTAATACTTTAAAAACTGTCATAGCATCATGCGTAACAGATCCACTGGATATTGATAGTCTTGCAATGTTTGATTTGGAATACATTTTCACTCAACTAAGAGCTAAGTCTGTAGGTGAAACTGTAGAATTGATTATGTCTTGTGATGTAGATCATGGCGAACAAAATAAAGCAGCCAAAGTAAAAGTTTCAGTCGACTTGAGCCAGATTCAGGTTGAGTCTAAAGATGATCACAGCAAAAAAATTAGCCTATGGGGTGATATTGGTGTTGTGATGAAGTATCCTTCTGTTGATATTATCAAAAAATTTCAGAATGTAAGTGAGTCTGATACTGAGTCTGTGTTTAACATTATCTCTCAATCAATAGAGTACATCTATGATGGTGGTGAAGTTTATCATAGTAAAGATCAAACAAAAGAAGAGATGTTGGAGTTTATTAACAATCTAACTACAGATCAGTTCTCAAAGATACAAAAGTTCTTTGAAACTATGCCAAAGCTAACATATGACATCAACTACAGTTGTCCAGTTTGCAGTAAGGCACATCATGTTAGATTGGAGGGTATGGACAGTTTTTTTTAATAAACCTTTGTCATGATAGTCTGACTAACTATTACAAAATGAATTTTGCTTTACTACAATATCATAAGTACTCGCTAGTTGACATTGAAGATATGATTCCATTCGAACGAGAAATCTATGTCCATATGTTAATCGAGCACTTAGAAGAAGAAAAACAAAGACTAGCGAGTAAACAATAATGCAAGCAATACTAGAACAACAAAGATCTAATGTTATTCAATTTCCAGGCAATAAAGCTGCTGGTGGAGGAGATAACACAGGTGGTCTCATACCTGTAATCAAACAGTTAATTTCTAGTATTAATACACTAACAGGTGTATTAAGCGGACAGACAAAGGGTAAAATTACATCAACATCTACTAATCAGTCTTTAAATTCTAGTCTAGAGTCAGAAGTTGAGACAGGTAGATATCAAGATGACCAGATAAAGTTATTAAAACAGATAGAAGAAAACACAAGACCTATTACAGCAGAAAAGGTTAAAGCAGCAGACGAGGGTGGTGGTCTTGGTCTTGGTAGTTTACTGGGAGGACTAGCAACTACTATCGGAATAATTGCTGGAACTATTGCTGGATTAGTCACTGCATGGGCAAAAACTATTAAATTCTTCGTTGTTAATATCGGTCTTGGCATCGAAAAAATGGTTGTGTATTTGTCTAGATGGTTTCCATCTTTAAGAAAGATTTTATTTAACATTGAGGTTACAGTTTCTTTGCTGGTTGACAGCATGAAAGGTATTTTTAATAATGTCATTACAAAAATAGGCAGTATATTTACTGGTGCCATAAACTTCTTCAAAGGAATCTTTGGCGAAGGATCTATGATCGGTAAAGTCATCACTACTATAAAGACTGCTGTTACTGGATTTTTAGAACCAATTATCGCAGGGTTTAAAACAATATCTCAAGTTAGTGGACCAATTGGTAACGCAGTATCGTTTATCAAAAGTGCTCTTGGTGGTATGATGGAATTCTTTGGGATGATAGGATCTAAGTTAAGTTCTTTTGGTAAATTATTTTCTGCAGTATCAGGTGTGGTATCAAAAATCGCATATCCATTAATGATCATTATGTCTGTATGGGATACAGTTAAAGGTGCGCTTGCTGGATGGGAAGAGGGTGGTTTTGTTGGAGCAATTGGTGGTGCAATCAAAGGACTATTCAATGGATTAGTATTTGGCGTACTTGACATGATCAAAGGTGCTATCTCTTGGATTGCTGGCGCACTAGGATTTGATGCAGTAGAGAAATTCTTAGATTCATTCTCCTTTGCAGATATGTTCTCCTCATTCGTTGACGCAGTACTGTTTATACCTAAAAAGATTCAAGAATTTATCATGAGTCCTATAGAAACACTTAAGAGTTTAGGTGAATCTATGATGTCTTTATGGGAACCTATTAAAGATATTATGGGTACTCTCGTTGACGCATTCTTGTTTATACCTAGAACATTGTTTGGATTGATTAATGACTATATTGTAACTCCACTCACGGAGGTGTTTAAACCTGTGACTGATTTTTTCAAAGGTATTGCAAACAAAGTCATGGGATTCTTTGAAGACTTCGGTATACCAGAAATAGGATTCTCTGTTTTAGGTAAAAAATTCTCTTTTGGTCCATACTATCCATTCAGACCAGATGAAGGAACTGTTCGTGTTAGTTCTAATAGTTCACTAGAGCAAAAATCATCATCTAGTGGTGGTGACACTAGTAACTATAAACAAAATATAGTTTCAAGTGGTACTGGCGGTATTGATGAAAAGACGATGAGAGCAAATGGTATGAGTGAAGAAGCCATTGCCAGAGCGAAAGCAAGAAACAAAGATGAAACCAGAGTATTGACCCAAACTGAAAAAGTTGGTAAAGATGGTAGTGCGGTATATAAAGAAGACTTCGCTACATTTGATCCAAAAACTGGTAAGGCAATGTTGTCTGGTGATGCAGCTGCTACTGGAGTAACTACTGACGCACAGGGTAATAAGTCTACTAATGGAACACGTGAAATTAGTAAACGTGCTTTTGATCAGATTAAGAAAAGCGCACAAGCTGGTGGTGATAATGAAAAAATCGCAGAGATTGTCAAAGAAGATGACGCATACCAGAAACTTAGCTGGTTTGATAAACGTAAAGTTGATGTAGGTTACGCTAAGGCATCTGAACTTCTTGCAGTAAGTCAACCTAATACTGCTGATGCGGTTACTAAGAAATCAACAGATGCTGCTTCTCTGAAAGAGAACATCAATAAAGCATCTGGTAACACTAACGTGGTTAACTCTCCATTGACAACATACAATAGTCAGAAAGTTACCAATGTTAAAGCACCAATCAGAAACCAAGAGTCCTCTGTTGGTGAATGGTTAAAGAGCAAGTACCAATAATGAAAAAGGGCTACCGCAATGGTAGCCCTCAATACTTAAGCAGTATTAATTAGTCTTCTTTAGCAATCTTCTCAAAGTAAGACATAACATCATCGTCATCATCGTTAATCTCAGGCATCTTTGGTGCTGGCTTTGACGCTACATTAGGTGCAGATGCTACTGGACGATCTTCTTGTTCAGCAATCTCTGCAGCAGACTTGCTTGCAAAAGAATCACCAGACAAAACTTCATTGAGTTTCTTTTTCAACTCATCATAAGACTTGAAGTTTTTACGATCTGTAAACTCAGACAACTTGTGTTGTGCATTTACGATAGCCAATAGTTTTTCTTCATTATCAGAAACTACTACTGGTTCGCTGAAACCTGACTCATCATAGTTTGCGTAACCATCTTTCTTACGCATACGAAGTTTGAAGTTTGCACCTTCCCACAAATCAAAGACATTAACTGGCTTCTCGTCTTCAAAAGTTGGACGAGCCTTGTCCATAATCTTATCAAAGATTTTCTTGCCAAATTTAAACAAGAATACCTTACCCTCGTTTTCAGGATGCTTAGGATCTGATACAATCAGAACATTGGCAATGAAAGAGAGTTTACGCTTTTGCTTGC